ATATTCGGGTTGCTTAAGATATTGTACACATCAGACTGTGAAGCTTTTACTTGTTTTAACCTATTATACTCGTCAAGTTTACTTTGGTTTACACTATTAGTTAGTATAGCTGCCTTTTCTGCTCTAGCATTAGCTTGTGTAGCTAAGTCATCAGCAAACTGCTGCTGCTGTTGAGCTAGAGCATCTTTCTTCTGTTGTTCAGCTAGCAATGTTTTTTTAGTACGTATATCTTCAGCACCTTTCATAAGTGTACCTACATTAGCTAATACCTTTTGGGCACCTGCATAAGGATCTATTACTGAACCGATGTGAGTATCTAATTTCATCATTGCCATGCTGTATCCTTATTTGTTACTTGGGTTAAATATTTGTTGTATATGCTTATTGTCAGCTACTGTCTTATTGTAGTTGTAGTCATTTTGTTTAGCCTGTTGAGCCATTAGCCCTCTCTGAGCACTTGCAGTTTTTTTACTATCTAAGTAACTAGCTAGCCCTAGTCCTAATTGGCCAACCCCTAAGCCTACACCACCCCAACCATCCATACCCCAGTTAGTAGCTTGGTTATTTGTACTTAGCGAAGGTAAGTCTATTTTACCGTTACCGGTAAAACTTTTATACGCAGTACCTAACTGATCCGATGTTAGACTATTCAGATCAAGTCCTTGACTGCCTGCGGATGCTGCAAAATCAGGGTTAGATAACATAGCAACACTAGCCGGATTTGTTAATGCTGAAGATAAACCACTACCTAACTGATCTGCTGTATAACCATTTACTTTTATTCCTGACATTCTATTCTCCTTATCAGCTTATACTGATTTAATTATTTCATATTATACCATAATTATACTATCAAGCAACTAAGCTTCATAGTATTTACTCAATGTCTCTCTCATCAACCCTTTCGAAGTTAAGTCAGCCGGTGTCTGGTCCATTCTAGCATTCATGTCCAGAAACACATAATCATCAAATTCTGCCTGTTTCCAAGCTATATCCTGGATACTAGTTGGTGGTGTAGTATCTCCTTGAGACTCCCCTGCTGGTGGCTGTTTTACAGGATTGATATACTTAGTGTACACCATCATACCTTTGTTCAACCACCCAACTATCTTATTCATAGAAGCTCCAGGCGCCTTACTGAAGTTACTAAATGCACTAGTAGTGTTAACTGTTACCATTTGTACACTTGCACTTATGTAATTACTTAAAGTAGGCGATACAGTACCAGAAAGTGTCTGCTCAACAACTAGCTGTCCTGCAGTCTCTTGACTCATACCACTATCTAGTGCTTGTTTCAGTATTTCCTTTTTTGCCTCATCCATAGCTGCATCACTTAATTTTTGCCACATCGCATAAATCCCAGTCACCATAGCCACATACCCTACTAACTCACTAAGTTTGCTGAGTATTACCAAACTGCTACCAAAGCTAACTGCCATTCCATACTGCCCATTCTTGCTGAGGTACTGTGCTATCAGCCCCATTAGTAGTGTACCTAGCGTTAAGTTTAGTGCTAAAGCTCCAAAAAACATAGCTGCATATGCAAATCCTAAAGTAGGTGCTGTAGCTCCAACTAGACTAAAGGAAGCTCCTCCAGTTTCAGGCGCTAGTACAATAGCAACTACTATTACTACAATCATCAGTATCGCACTCACGAAACATTTCCAACCATGACAACTTTCTTGTTTATAATCTGTATCCACACTCTTAGCTAGCATCTTACTAAAGTCAGCAGGTTTAAGCTCACTAGCAGCATCTTTACGTAGATACACTACTGGTATAACTGATGTTGTGTCAGAAGCGTATATAGGCAGTTTGCTATAGCTTAGTAGCAGCTCTCCAGGCAGCACTGGGTTGTATTCACGTAATAGCGCCTCTACCTGCTTAAAGAAGCTATACGGATCGGCAGGTAGTGCTAGCGCTTTATCCTTAACTAGTGTCACCAATGCAGCTGCACTAACGTCATTTGCATCTACTACTCGTTTGTATTTATAACTAATTATTGCACTTACTGTATACTTCCTATTTTGGTTATTATTTCTGTAGCCACGGTTATTGTACGTACTCCTGCTACTAACCTCTTTCACTGTCTTGCTAACTATTGTAGTTGTACTGGTGAACAACACATTACTAGTATCCATTATAGACACAAATGTACACGGATTAACTGTCTCATTATACGTTATCATACTATTAGCGTACACAGGTGTAGCTTTTACTCTACTGTTCAGCTCTGTATCAGTGGGTGCAACCACAGCTGGGTCATATAAACTATTGTAGCCACCTTCTACCATATCTATTATATGTTGATCACTGATAGTATTTGCACTACCTACTACATCACCAGCAAACTCTTGTGTGTACTGCATCTTCACTTCGTACTCTTCATCCAGCACGCTATTACTATTCACGTATGTAGCTACATCTTGGTCACTCAGTGTAGGAGCTGTTATGTGGTATGGTTTCAAGTAGAACCAAGCACTAACCACGTGGTCCCAGCTTTTAGCTTGTAGCTCTTCCACTGAAGTACCGAGCAACTTGTATATTTCTTTATGTGCAGTATCCGCAGGTACACCACCTTGCCACATATACATCTTATCGAATACTTCTACCCCATCTACTAGCTTTGTAGGCCAGTATCTAAGTACAGTATTCTTCACTTTTAGGTTACGCACGTACGATTGCTGTATTGGTGTACCTAAATCAATTTCCATAAACATTTATTTTCCTTCTATTCAACATTACATTATAATTAACCTTAACTTAAGGTTAATTAAGTAAATACATAGTAGCGTCTATATCACCATAAGCCACAACATCTTGAAATGGGGCGGAATTGTAAAAACTAATACTGTCTAAACTACTAGAAACTATACCATAAGTGTATATAAGAGGGTGGATAAATACAGTAACTTTATTACCACTAATAATGTCTATTACAGAAAGTAGGTTATAATAAAAATTAAAAGGGCTTTTTGTTGAGTCTAATGTTATTACTAAGGTTTGTACAGCTTTGGGTGTAAATGTTACAGTACCTAAATATGTAGTACCTTGTGCAAATGTAGTACCAGAAGTCACTAGATGCTTTGTGGGTAGGTTAATAATACTAGTTCTATATTTAATATCTTCCCTAAATTGGTCTATAATTTTTGCATTTTTTAGTACTGAAATTTTAGCTGGTTTTGATGTTAATATGACATTAGTAACTGGGTAGTTATAGCTATTGATAATCTGTATATAACTCATTGTACCGTTAACTACAGAATGTGTTAAATTACTAGTAGTTTTGGTATATGCAGCTCTTGTATTTGTACCACCTATGGGTATCGGTATAATAGTGTCATAATCATTAATTCTATCAGTTAACGATGTCATATAATGTATGTACTGAGAACCAAGGATAGATGAGTTATTTACTAGTAATTCTTTATTGGTTATCTTTACACTTGTAGGTATAATAGGAACTATAGACGGGTCAAGAACTAGTATATCTATCTTATCAAATAAGGCTACTTCAAAGTATGGAGCATCCCCAGCTTGCCCGTAGTGTACATCACACCTTATAGAGTACCCGTTACTGGTATCAGATAAGTGGAAACATGGGGCAGCTGTAGCTGGATGGCCATAATGCCAGCCTTCTACACCATTAATATACCCATCACCAATAGTTGTAGGAAATGTATAAATTATATCATTGTAGTAACCTCTGAGAATAACTGAGAAATTTCCACTTGGTAGTGGATTAGAAGTGCTAAAGCCTTTCTTCTCCCAGGTGATATAATTATTACCCCCACTAGAATTTACACCTGTTGGCGTAAAAGTATGAATAGACCTAAATATTAAATAAGGTAAAGATGAATGAAATGAAGTACCACTAAATATATTTTTTTCAATATTACTACTATTATTATATATGTGTAATATTTTTTCTCCTCCGTTACTTCCTATATATAAGCTCATTTTATATATATACCCCCATTCACTAAATCAATCTGCATACCCGAACCGCTGGTTTCAAAATCTATACTTTGTATTATACCGCCTAACCCGCCAGAACCGCCAGTAATCTTACCTGTAAATGTTATGTCTTTAGAGAATAGCCCACCTGTAGTAATCTTACCACCATCTATAGTAGTTACATTACTCATATCTATCTTAGCTAGTGGGGCTATACCATTGTCTACGTAGCCTTCTGTAGCCACGTTCTTAGCTTTTATACTAGCTGGTACTAGTGTTGTTGTGTCTATTGCCATGTGTCTCTCCTTTGCCTACAATTATAGCCAGTTTCACCTAAATCAATTTCCATAAACATTTAATTTCCTTTTATTGTGTATGGTTAATTAACGATAATACAGGTAACAGTTAGATTAGATATACTACTAGTATTACCTCCTGAATTAAGTACAAACGTTATTGCAGCTGATGAGCTATCCGCTACAGTAAAACTAGTGTTTATAGTTATTAACGCATTTGAACTAGGGAGACCGAAGGTTGTACCGGCTATGGAGTAGTCTACAGAATCTCCACCATTATAGTAGTTAAATGACCCAGTTAGTATACACTTTACACTGCTATTTTTAACTCTTCGTGCATCATAACCTACCCCTACGGCAGCCCCTACAGCAATCACTGTAGAAGTGACGCTGCCAGACCCTGTCACACTAACCCCTGAGAACACAACACTAGATTCAACTACTTTGCAGTAGTTACCTACTACAGAGCTATAAATATATACTTTATCAGTAAACACGGTTGGTGATGTAATATCACTAGTTGCATCGATAGTAGCTCCAGTTATAGTAGCCCCATTTATACTGACACCTTCAATTGTACTACCTTTTATGTACCCTCCACTAATGTTAGGTGCTACACTGGTACCTGCAGCTCTACTATCTAACATGATAGCTCCACCGCCCATTACCAACCTACTATTAGTTAAGTCAAAGTACGTACTAGCATCAGCACTCTGTATTTTGCCTGTAGTTATCCTACTCCCGTCTATAGTAGTAGTATTTACGTAATCAGTTGTAGCTAACGATCCAGTTATAGTGTCTGCCGTAATCTTAGCTAATTTTATTCTACTTACTGTTTCCGGTGCATCGAACCCTAATGATATACGTGTAGCAGTAGAATCTAGCACTATATTATCAACTGTACCTATTTTAGTGCCGTCTACCAGTCTAACTGATCCGCTTGGGTCTGTGTTACCACCGGTAGGGTTGATTATTCCATCTACTATATACCACTTAGCTGCATCTAAAGTACCAGCAGTATTCATTATCCCGGTATATGTGGCAACGCCCGCTGTATCTATCGTTACCACTTTAAACCCATTTAACCCTGTTACACCTGTTATACCAAACCTGTAGTAGTAAGCAAGGGTAACCTCATCAACGTACGGGCTGTACACTTCATCCCCACTAGCTAAAGTTATCTGGGGTTCTGCAAATGTATCTATTCCTACTACACTACTCTTAATAGGTGTTCCAACAAACTGGTACCCAGAGTTGAGAGAATCTCCCACTATACCGGTTATCGGTATTAAGTTATCTGTAATATTTATGTTCTTATCACCGACAGCCACTGTAGTAATCCCATTAGCTATTGCTGCGTCTATTGTCCCTGTTTGTCCACTTCCAAATGTAACTAACCCATTGAATGCAATATTGTTAGTTGCTGTATCTATAAAGAATGGAGCTTGACCGCCTACTGGTGACTGCACCTTAAACGTATCAGCAGCTATTGTAAAATCACTTCTACCATTGTAATTGCTGTTAGTCCACCCACTTATTGAACCATCTGCACCGGTAATCAACTTTGATGTAGTAGCTGTATACGTACCAGTACTGTCTAATGTTATGTTATCCACCGAATCTATGCTGATTTGCTGTGGTCCTATAGCTGCAGATATATACTCAGATTGGTTAGCAGTAGCACTCAACGTGCCATCGGTATTTAGCCCTATAGTAGTGTATCCAGTCTTTATGTTATTAGCAGTAGCAGTAACACCGGTAATAGGATCGGTAACTACTGTAGCCATTGCATCCAAGCTAGTTGTATTCGCACTAGTAGCATCCGCATATGTTTTTACATTACCTACGTACCAAGCACTGTTTGTTATGTAGCTATTAGGGTCACTGAACTCTGCAGCTAGCACGTCTTGTGATATGGCAGTAGCGTCTGTAGCTGTTATCTTAGTAGCTAATGTTGTACTTATCCCTGCTAATGCAGTATCACTCTCTGACTTATTTGTAGTTATCAACGTATTCATAGTAGTATCTGCAGTTTGCAAACTAGCTATACTCTGGTTAACTCCAGTTTCCATGTTCTTTACGTACACGTCTAAGTCACTCAATGCCTGGCTAAGTGTTACAGTACCGTCAGCTATAGCGTTTGTAACTGCCTGATCTAACCACGTAGGTATATTACCACTCATACTACCTGAGTACATACCACCTGAGTTAATTACGTAGGTGTTACTAGTAGCCTCTACGTCTTTAACCCCGTTGTCAGTAACTACCGCTACATCACTACCCTGCACATCTAGTGCATTCTTAGCCGCAACTGTCGTAGTGTCTTGTAGTACCTCAACTTCAATTGCCATACTACACTCCGGTAGGTGCTACAAGTATCTTACTAATTAGTACATTTATACTTTCTGTACCATCAGTAAACGTTATTGTCATACTGCCTTGGTAACCAGCTTTCAGGTAATATCCATCCTCAGCAGCCCCTCTAATCACATTTAGTGCAGCTGTATCTGTATTAGCCATTGCACCTTTTAGCACACCATTCAATGCATCTACTACAACCATATTTACAGTAGCAACTAGTGCTTGTGTCTTTATGCCAATCAGTCTAAACACAGCTGTATCCATGTTAGTTAAATCTTGGGAAAGGAAGCTATCTTTATCTTTAACCCTTATACTGAATTCGAATGTCTCACCTTTTGGTATTACGAAATCTGCCATTTACTTATCCTTATGGTGTTACTGTATTTAGGTAGTCTATAGATGTACGCCATTTAGTTACATCACTAGCTGTCAATGCTCCAGGGTCACTAGCACTAAGTAGCAATCCTATCATATTAGCTGAACTATTCGCTGCATGTTGTACCTTATTATCGTCGAATGCCTTCTCTTGTCTAATTGCAACCTCTTCCTGTCTCTTAGTCAGTCCAGGTGTAGCAGGTGCTAAATCTGTAATTGTGTTGATCTTATTAGTAGCTGAATCTACTGTCCACGTAATTGTACCATTCTCTCTATAACTCTTAGCCAATGTAGCATATACACTCATCTTAAGTTGTTGCATTTGCTCCCACTTAGTACCTTGGTCAGATACTGCTGTAGCAGGTAGCTTAACTGTATCAGTAGTAGCAGGTAAGTTAGCTAGTACAACACCTAAGTCTTTCTCCATGCTAGCCTGTTCAGCCCAACCCTTAATTACAGTTTCATCTTTCTGAGCTTTAATTAATTGGCCTTGTACTACCGCATTAGCCGTATCCTGTGCAAGCTTATCTCTTTGCTCTTGCTTAAACAGTGTATCTTCTCGCATTGCAGTAAGCTGGTATACACCATCTCTATTTTCTTTAGCTATTTGTATAGCACTATCCATAGCATTGCTAGTAACACCTGCTACCATTTGTGTGAGCATTCCACTAAGTATGTTAGCTTTATCTACGTCAGTCATTGTACTATTATTGAAGAATGCTTCCATAGTTTCTTTAGCATGTATATACACACTATCTTTGTCCATTGATGCAATCATTAACTCTCTGTACGGTACCAGTACATCTAAGTCATTAACTGCTTCTTTTGTGTACACTTGTGTTGAAGCCATATTATTCCTTTACAGTAATCTAACTACAGCCCACCTAAGTGGGCTGTATTAGACTAATCTTTGTCTTCTACTTTTAAGTCATCTTCATAACTAATTGAGTAGCGACTCCTCATTGATGTAGTCATACTTCCATCTAAACCTCTAACTGCTAGTGGAATCTGAATCTCTTTCAACACATTAATGAACCCTTGCTGTACCTCTACAGGAACATTCAGTGGGATACGTTGTGTACCTAACTCAAAGTGGTCATTACCACAAGTAACTGGTACCGTACTAGTAAAGTTATTCTCACGTTGATCGTTATCAGTAATCACGATGATGTGTGTCTTTCTAGCCGCTTTCTCAGCCTCTACTGCCAGTTCACCCATAGTCTTAGCTACAGCCTTCTTAGTCTTATCTACTTGAGACATCTCTTCATCTTCTGGTTCTTCCTCAATTACTTCAGGAGTACCACTCTCTAAACTCTTATAGTGAGCTTCAATCTTTTCAGACAGTTTAGCTTCTCCGATGTTTGGGCTATACTTAACTCCAAGCTCATCTGCTTCTATCTTCAATTCGTCTATCTTTGCCATATGTAAATTCCTTACGGGTTGTTTATTTATTGAGCAAACTCAATTACTGTATTCTATCTAAGGTTTACTTAAGGGGAGGTTAACTATATCGTACAATAACTCCATTTGTAGTGTAAGGTTTAGTTAATTCACCATACGAGGAATTAACAGTTATACCTTTATTTTTAGCTGCTGTATCACTAGCATAACTTCTATCTATATTATATTTTTTAACCGCATCTTCGATATGCATACTTGTATTTAACATCTCTTCTTTACTAAGCACTTTGTATACAGCTACAGCTACTTCATTAGTCTTTACTCTGCCATAGTATAGATTACCGGTTTGGCAGTTTAGAGGGTTATTATCCTTAAATAATACTTGATCATTACTATCTCCTAACCAAACTTTAGCTACTAGTTTAGCCCATCTGTACCCTTTATTTTTATTACTTTCACGTAAAGTTACTGCCTTATAAGGTATACCGGTCCTCTTATCATATATAATACCTACTTTTTTCCATTTGCGTTTAGCTAGATCGAATAATCTACCATCTTCAGTTATAGCCCATCTACTATTATATGTTTTATACTGCAACCCTTCAAAGGATTCTTGCAACTTTGGTTCAATGTACCTTATTTCAGTATTTGGTTTTTCTACTTGTTTAAACATATACCCATAGTCCATAAATGGAGGTACATCGCTACCATCAATGAAACCTTTATTAGCTTTAGTATTAGAAGCTACGTTAGTTACTGCGCCTTTTACATACTCTGCTGCTTTAGTAGCACTGTCAAAAGTATCTATCAGTTCTAATTTGTATATATTCTTGCTAATATCATATGAGTTGTAGGTGCCTTCATACAGCCTCTCTTCTACTGCATGAGCAGTGTTTTCTGCTTTAGTAACCCACTCTAAATTTTCTACTGAGTTATTGCTAGGATTGCCGTCTATATGGTTTACTTCAGGTTTATTTTCAGGGTTAGGAATGAAGGCAGTAGCTACCAATCTGTGAACCAACCATGTAGGTCTATTATCATTATGGTCATGTGTCAATCTTACTATTAAATCATACTTGTTTTGAATACCTTGCCTGTACTGTTTGTGCTGTTCTAACATTTTATTATACTGCAATGAGAATACCTCACCAGCTCTAGTAATTATATAGTTTGAGTAGTTATCAAGCTGCACACCGTCTAGACCGTTACAGAGAATATTTGTATATGTGTAATTATATAAAGTTTGCTTGTTAAAGGTGTGTGTTTTACCATCATCGAAAGATATTTCGTACCTGTCTGCAGTTGTTAACAGTTTAGTCTTATCAGGAGAAAATATTGTTTTTGATATATCAATGTAGTATGGAGATGTTAGATGTTTGTATCTTATTTGTTTCATGAGTTATTCCTTATTAATTTAAATAAGTATACCACATCAAAGCTTAATAAGAAATTATATAAGTAGAACCGCATAGAGGCCTAAACCCCTATACGTGCTCTGTGAAGCTATTATTTGCTTACAGCACAGTCTAACCTCAACAGTTTCTCTGATTCAAGAATAAGACCAGCATAAAACATGTTGTAAGAGAAAAATCCCTTATTTCCGTACGGATTAGTTAAATCAACATCAGATGGAGACTTAGCGTTAAACTTGATACGACCCATACCTTTAAGCCCAATAGTTGCAAATGAACCTTCAGTTGGGAATAAGATTGAGTGAACATCAAAGTTCGTACCATCATTAGCAAGTGTACCAGTGTAACTAGCTGGAATTGCAGCACCTTTACCGTAGTTAACTAATGCAGCTTCTGACTCAATGAATCTAACCTCATGCATAGCACCAACTTCACCTTGTGCAGCAGTTGCAGCATCACCATACTTATGGAATGGAACATACACGAACTCACGCTCATAACCAGTACCACGAGTAAGGTTTTCTAAGTCTGACTTAACATCAGCATCGATAATTGCATAGTATGCAGGAGCAATTGTTTTAGTGTCAATCTTAGTTGAACCAGTTACGATAGAAGTATTCTTCTTAGCTCTATTACGAACCAATCTACGAACAGCTTTACGAATTAAGTCATAACTAATTTTGTAAGCGTCATCAGTTGTACCGTTAGCAGCAACACCTGTACCGATCGTAGCCATTGACGTAGCAACACCTGAATACATCTTAGTAGTTGTAGCTAGCATATCTAACTGCACTAAATCTTCAAATCTACTGTTAGCTAATTCACCTAGTTCTTCACGGTAACGCACTTGCATAGTATCTTCAGAGAACAATTCTACTTCATCAGTATATGTAATCATTTCGCCATAACGAGCTAGTGAAGCTTCAACTGTAACTTTCTGTAGTGTACGCTCATTAGTTGCACCGGCACCTTCAGTAAGTGAAGCACCTGTTCCATCAGTTGCAGCAAGCAATGTTTGTACAGCAGTTAAGTCTCTACCAGAAAGGTAACCTTTTGAACTGAATGCAGCATCATTTAGTGAACGATCATACATGTGCATGAACTTACTAATCTTAAACGTCTTACCCATTTTTTTAGGCATAGCTTTACGCTTAGACCACTGTGAGTAAATGTTTACTCTATTTGCTGCTTTAATACCAGCCTTATCATAAAAATGAGTTACTGAATTCGCACCTTGAGAACTATTAGTTCCATTTCCATATTGTTGAACAGCCATATTATTTTCCTTTTATAGCTTACGGAGCAGCACTGTTACATGCTCTCCTGTAGTTTACTGTACCAATCGTCAAACGCTTCATCAGTGTCATCTAAGTAGTCAGTTACTTTTGGTGTGCTCACTCTCTTACGAGGGATTGTTGCAGCCTTACGCTTAGGTGCAGCTTCTCTAACTTGAGTTCGTTGTTGTTGTTTAACTTGAACTTGCTCAACTTTCTGTTGCTCCTGTAACGCCTCTTGTTGTTGTAGTTCCGCAGCACGTGAGTTCATGTGGTATTGCTTACCTGCTTCAATGTAGTAATCGATGTCTGATCTACGACCACCATCCAATACTTTCATCTTCATAGCCATCGGACTAACCTTATCGAACGTACCATTCACAACATCCACATGTAACTCTTTAATGAGTTCAGGATTCTGTGCAAATACGTCTCGACTAGCATCATCCCATTGATCTGCTACCACATGTTGAGTAATAGGGAATTCTTTGTCAGCAGCAATCTCATCAATCACCTCCTGAACCTTCAACTCACTCTCTTCACGCCCATAACTAGTTGGCACGTAGTCACTTTCTTTTTCTAAGTCTAAGTCGAGTACGTCAACGTCTGCTCGCTTAACTAGTGAAGTAATCGCTTCCTTGTTACCCTTAAGAGCATCTATCATCAGATTCATATCATCCTCAGTTAGCTTCTCTTCTTCCAAAGCACTTATCATTTTACGATAAGGGGCAATAGCTTGCATTTTCTTAGTATAGTTCATTGACTGTCCGAACACTTTACCGAATTGGTTTAATACCTCATCTTCAGTGAATTCGAATTCTTGTCCATTCGCCTTATACTTGTACTTCTTAGCTTCAACTTTTTGCTCTTCTGCTTCAGGCTTTGTTACTTCGTCTTCCTCATTCTCCGAGTTATCTTCAACTTCTTCAGTCTCAGGCTCTTCCTCTTCATTAGGCGTTTCACTGTCATGACCTTCTTCAGGGTCTGCGGATTCCTCTTCAGGTTGTTCCACTTCCTCTTCTTCAGTCTCCTCAATCACTTCTGGTTCAGGCTCTTGTTCCTCTTCATACTCAGTCTCAGGTGAATCCATCTCTGCACGTTCTTCAGCCATAGCAGCTTGAAGATCCTCATCTGACATATCGAATAACTCTTCTTCTGTATAAGCCATAGGTTACCCCTCTACTTCTACATCTTCGTAGTCTTCGTCTTCTGCCTCAGCTTTAATCGCTTGACCCATAGCGTAAACAGTCTGGAAATGATCTTGTAATGCACTAATTGCAATCAAGCTCTCCATAACATCAGTTCTGTTACCGCCATTCTTAACTTGGTCTGTTGCAAGTATACTAACACCACTAACTGCTTTATCTTTGAAGTATCCTTCTTCAATTACTTTCTTGAAGTCAACGTTCTTCTCTAATCTAGCTAATGCCTCTGCTTGTTCTGCCCAGTATGTGAGCGACTTACTTGCTGTTTGTTCTTGGTTAATTACGTCCATTGATGTAATTCCTTTATAGGTTAATTACGAATAGTATTTCGTTACTGCTATTATACAGGCTATCAGCTTAAGGGAACTTTAAGTTACTGCATTCCTGCAGCACTTAATCCCTGCCCTTGCGGTTGTCCTTGACCAGCTTGTGCCTGACCTTGTTGTTGTAGCATCTGAATTGCTTGCTTAATCAATTCTACAGGAATTCCAGCTTGCATCAGTTCCTCAGGTGTCTTTCCTGCCATCAATGCTTGTGCTACATCTTCTACAGTCACTCCTTGTGGTTCTTGCTGTTCTTGAGCACCTGTCTCACCTTGCTCCATCATCGGCATCTCTTGCTGCTCATTACCCATTGCACTTAAGCCTTGTCTTTGTCCCATCATCTCTTATCCTTTTCTTATATTTAAATTTGATAACCCATCAGCAGGTATATTACTAATTGTACCACCATCAATGTTATGAAGCGTATTTAGTGTTCTCATATCTTGTATATCTTTCATGCTAGGAGTATGCCCATAAAGCTGATAAGATCTTTGCATTTCCGAATTAGTTACATTTGCCCCAGGGGCTTCTGTTATGCCATCATTACTAGCATACGCAGCTAAGCCGTTACCTAGTTGATCGAATATACTCCTAGCTGTATGCTCTTGTATTATCGGAGCAATTTCACGTGCTCCTTCTCTTTTAAGGTACGGAGTTGCAGCCTTTATAACTTCGTGTGCTTTGTATCTGTCTTCTGCAGCTTTACCTATCTGGGCTAATCTACTTTGTTCTGTAGTAGGTTCTAAACTAAATGCCATATTTTTGTCTCCTTTTAGTTATTGTATCACGCCGAGCTGCTTATCACCAGCATCTCGTTGGTATTGCATCTGTATCAAGTTCATCTTGGCTTTCAATGCTTCCATCTCAGCTTTATGCTGTTGTTCCATTTTTAGCTTCTCAAGCTGAAACTGTTCATTTTCTTTGTTGTCAGTCTTAACGAAGTTCAAGTCTTCCATATCTTTCTTACTACCTAGCAAGTCAGCCTGTGCTCTAAGCAATTCAGCTTGTGCCTGTTTCTTAGCTAAGTCGCCTTCTTTATTCTCTATGCTCTCAGTAAATATCTTCTGTATCTCAGCTTTAGTTTTAGCCATATCCATCTGCAGTTTCTGCGCTTGCAGCTTCTTCAACTCTTCTTCTTGTGGATTAGGTTGAGGTTTATACGCCTTGATATCTTTCTCTAGTTTAGGCATTCTATTCAATCTAGCTATCTCACCTAGTATCATTTGAGTCATTTCAAATGGTAAGTTAGGCCCCATAGTCTGCAGTAGAAACCCTAACTCATTCCTTTTAGCAGTATCATCTTCAGGTGTACTAATCTCTATATCTACGTCTAGTCTGCCCTCTAAATCACTCTTACGTATAGCTACATGCTCATTCTCTGTAGTTCTAATTACCTCTTCATCACTCAAGAACTCACTATTATAATCCATCCATTTTCTAATCAACGGCTTAATCAGGTTTTCAGCTATATTTCTAACCTTATCCAACCGCCTTACCGCAGTAGCATCTAACACTCCTCTAGCTGCAGTAGCACTTGAGCCTAGGCTACCACCAGAAATTCCTCCACTAAAACCTTTAGTACCTGTTAAGCTATCTACTTCACCATTCATTAACTGTAGCATATTAAATGCACTAGCAGGGATCTGGTTGTAACTACCTTGCCATATATCATTTGGGGTACCATTAAACTCAAAATCCTTACCATCTAGCATACGCTTCTTCTGCACTGGATCTAACGCACCCTTACGAATACCTGTCTGTCCATTATTACTAGCTGCCATATTATTAATAATACCTCTAGTAACTGCTGTAATAACTTTCTGTTGATCTTCTATGTTATCTATATCATTCTCACCATACAGTTTAAACGGTACACTCTCTGCAGGACAACTCAAAAATGGTATTTTCTTGTCTGGATATGGGTTGTCCTCTAACCTAATGATAATACTATTCACCCATACACAAACTATCGGTTCAGCTATACCGTCTTCATTGATATCATAGTTACCCCAGTATTCATGAACTAATATCTTCTTTCTTGCAGTATCCTCAAATTTAAAGTAAGTAGTGTCAGGGTTTATATAGTCAGGGTCTTCTTCATCAGATAAACTTTGCATTACTTTATCTAAATTCTTATACCTACCATCCTTACGTAAGGTACTTAAGTCTGTCTCATACCTATATACTACAAACTGTGCTTTAGTTAAGTCATCTTCACATGTAGGGTCTGGGAATATGTCTTCACTTCTACACACTCTAGCAGTAGGTTTGTTTACAACTGGTACTGTAATTTTTTGTGTTTCAGTGGTTACATATCTAGCCCCTGTATTTGCATCTATTGCAATTACCTCTACTTCTTCTTCTACCTCTTTTTCTTCATATTCCCAACCTGTTTGCACAAACACTGTAGCATCCACCTCTAATACTTTTAAAGCTTTAGTTATGAAGTTATATCTATCAAATTGTCTACAAAACTGAGTATTAAGCAGTAGCTCATTCTGTCTAGCTGCTTGTACATCATCAGCAGTAATTGGGCTAAATCTGACTAGGTTTGGTGTGCTTACAAATGGTTCTTTAAGGGAAGGGTGTGCCCAAGCTTGCTGTCTTTTAGCTACTTTAGGTACAATCCTACTCTTGCCTTTTTCCTCATTTCCATAAGGTTTTCCATTGTAAGTATCTCTGCGTTGACGTATATCTGCATCTACATCTTTACGTAATGTATCAGCATTTTTAAAGTCAGCCTGACACGCTCTAAGTATCTTAGCTTTATCTATTTTAAGTTTAGGCTGTACTTGGTGGTTATTCATTAGCTAAGTCCTCATATTTATTTAATTTCACTATTATACCATAATAATACTTTAAGCATTTATCATTATATTATAGTTTTCTTCACATCTAATGCCAACCTGTTTACACCACTTGCTATCTTTAGCTTCTTTAGCCGCTAATTTATAGTCTCCAGCACGTACCGCTGCAATCATATTCTTAAATTTATTAAATCTTGAATAGCCTAAGTTAAACATCATATCTATCATAACTGCTTGTACTTGCTCAGGTATACCATCCCACTCCTCAAATACATCTTTTAATTCACCTACAGCATTGGCTATATCTTCATTTAGTATAAACTCTACTGCTGCATTACTTAACCCGCTATCGTCAAGATTATGCCCAACACCTATAGTAAGTTTACCTACAATATCTCTATACGCATATAGTTTCTTACCTTCATGCTTTGTTATTAGTTCTTTAGCAGTCATGCCAATCCTTCATACTTATATTTTCTTACTAATTCTATATGGTAGACCCTACCAATGTCACCACACATACTGCACTTTAATAGATCAAACTGAGGAACTAGTACTAACCACTTAACCCCAGCTACGATCAAACACTCAGCACATGCATACTTCGTATCAGCCTCTGCTAGCTTACCTACTGACATCAAAGTTTGCCCTCATATACCAACTTCATCAACTTATCTGTATCTTTCATGTCTCTATTCAGCATAGATAACACTTTGGTATTAGTATTATTCAATCCGTTTATAGACTGCACCACATATGTACCGAACATTATACTGTACGCAACTATCAAGCCTACTGCCCATTTAGCTGTAGTAGGGCTTACATCAGCCGCTCGTTGTGCTTCTAGATGTTCTACTTTTAGTCTATGCTCTTCTTCCTTTCCTACTAGTCTAGTCATTTCTCTTGTCAGTGATTCTACATCTTTAGTAAGCAACCTAACGCTATTACACCCTTTCTCGCTTTTTTGTACAGTCGTTACTTCATCTATACGTTCGTGTATACGTCTATCACTCTCTAACTTAGCTATGTCTCTACGGTTAAAGCTTTCTTGGACTTCCTTATCCATAGTCTCCAGCTTATTGTTAAACACTGCTTGCTTAGCTAAGTACTTGCTAATTTCTTCTAACCTGTTATTAGTAGCTAGTTGATTTTTGTTAGTTTCTTTATTGGTAGCTACTAGGTGTTCTACGCTAGTCACTATGTGTGCATTACTGGTAACTAACTGCTCTATTACTGTGTCATGCTTAGTTACTAACTCTTTCATTACGTCATCTGTCATTACTTACATACCTCACTAGCTCTTTTCTGATCAATCAAACACTCAAGCAATGCACTAATGACTTCTGTATCTGTCTCTCTGTCAAATGTACAGTTCACATCAGGAACTACACACTTCACAGGAACTTTCACCTCGTAGGGCTTATCCACATACTTAACTACAGGCTTAACAGCGCACCCACTAAAGGTCACTATACTTAATGTTACGAATACTATTGATAGTAGCTTTAATTTGCTTGCAGTCATTACTTCTCACTTTACGTATTTTATATATCGTATTATACCGTATTTCTGCTGGTTTTGCTTTCCATTCAGCTAATTTTTTATCAGCTTTGTCTTTATTCACTTTTAGTGCTTCGATTTTACCCGATTGTGCATCTAACGCACTCTTGTACCTAGTAGCCTCTAGCTTACTATTAGCCAGTTCTACATAGCTATCTTTTAAGTCACTTCTCAACCCACTTATCTGCACTTTCAAGCTATGCACATAGAAGTACAGTCCAACTATTAACGCAACTACTATACCACCTACGATCAAGTTCTTATACATATTCAACTGTGCAAACATTCACTTATCCTCACTCGGAGTTGTACTCCAATTACTCTTAACTACCCATCCAAGCACTCCAAACACGCTCGTGTATATTGCACCTACCGCTATCTCACCCACATCTTTTATCTGTTGCAAGTACTCCGGTCTAGTCATCACCCAAGCTAGGTACATGAAGTACACTATTATTAAGTACCGTACTCCAACTTTTATGTCTGCCACCTTCATTTTTTCTCCTCTATTATAACTAAGTCTTTCTTATCTGTCGTATCTTTACTCCAGTGACTACCGCCAAAAGCTCTTACTGCATTGTAAACCAGCTCAGCTTTAACCTTACTATACCCAGACTCTAGAGTCATCTCTTTCAATAACTCATCACTCTCTTTACGCGATAATTTCATAGCTGTATATAACCCATCATGAACTATTGCACCATAGATTATTGGACCGTAGAATGGAGATGATATGACTGACCACATCACCCTAGGTATGCTAGCACCATCAGTACTGAACCCAGCCTTGACTGTTATCCTATACTTATCATTCTCATAAGTAAAGTCTTTCAGCAGTACTCTACGTCTTCCATTGTCAGACACCTTAGTAGCCAGTTCAGAGAACATACTATACTTTCCTACCGATTTCCCAACTATAGCATTGTACTCCACTCAGCATCCCATCTTTAGCCCAGCCAAATAATCTACCACCTACTACGAAACTAAACGCGTACCTATCACCTACAATCTGATTAAATCTATAGTTAAAGTTATATGCCGGATTTCTCAACGTCCACCAGAACACACTCCAGAACTCATACAACCCACACTCCTGTCTCTTATCCCCTAAATCAAAACTGTTACCTACTACATGACAAGCTTCTGCATTCTCTGCTGCTTTATCCAGCCTACACGTAATCCACTCAGGCATCCACGCTTTACGCTCACCTTTAACTATTGTCATATTAAATCCAGCATCATATGTATCTGCCATAGCATCATCATCTAGTAGTAGCCATAGTGGAAGTACTAAGTAGTAACCCACTGTACTAATCCTTCTCTCGGCTATTACGCCCTTCACAGGACTGTGTACATTATTTAACACCCATCCTCCAGTAATCTTAGCAGGGTTACGTTCCCACAACCTTTTAAGTGGCTTACCGTTCTGTAAGTGCCAGTTGTACACGTAATTTCGTAACCAACCTCTAAAAGGTATCACTAATAGCACTAACGGAAACACCAATCTTCTAAGCACTACTGTGAACAGTATGAACATCCAGTATGTATATTTCATTTTATCCCCTTTACCAAACTATCAAATCTAAATCAGCTTTAGTTGTAGCTAATGCAACTTGTGCTTTTAAGTCTTGATACTTAGCCCAGTTAACCTGCCCCCTTGCTACAATAGCTAGTGATAGTCCTTGAAACTCTGCAAAGGTCATAGGTACATCAACATTAGTCGGTTTTGTATTATCTCTCCAAGTGAAACCACTTGGTACTGCTCCACCTGCTAAAATACCTGTGATTAAGTATTGACTCTTTTTATCAGCTTGAAATGT